ACTAGCACAGACGTAGCGCTTGCTATTCCTACTAATACCCTTAACCAGGTTATTAAGAAAGCACGCACTATGGGCGGTTTGCTTGCAGAAGCTAGAGCCTTTGCAATGCCTACAAAAATTAGTATTCCTGTAGGTACGCCGTCTACTAAGGCAGCATGGCATACAGAGGGCGCAGCCGTTGCAACTGAAAAAGTAACGCTTAGCGCAGTTACCTTTGACGGCTACGAGATTATTAAAATTTTCTCTATCAGCGCTAAGGCTAAGCGCATGACTATTAGCGCCTTTGAAAGCTACCTTACAGACGAGCTTACAGCTTGCGTTATGGAGACTATCGCAGACAGCCTTATTAACGGTACAGGCACTAACCAGGGTACAGGGCTTGAAACTGGTATTACCTGGACGGACGGCACTAACGCCGTTAAAGTCGCTGCTAGCAAGAGCGCAGTCTATAGCGACGTAGTAGCTACAGTAGCTAAGCTTCCTAGAGGTTACAGCCAGGGCGCTAAGTGGGCTATGAATAACGCTACGCTTTACAACGTCTTCTATGGCATGGTGGACTCCAACGGCAGACCTATTTTTATTGCAGACCCTAAGAACGAGAGCGTAGGCAAGATTTTAGGCTTTGATATTGTTATTGACGACAATATCACAGACAATACGGCTTACCTTGGCAACTTTGCTAAGTACCTTGGCTACAATATGCCGCAGGGTATCGCTATTGAGGTAAGCAGAGAAAGCAGCTTTAAGAGCGGACTTATTGACTATAGGGCTATGGCTATTGCGGACACTAAGCCGCTTGTAGCAGAAGCCTTTGTAAAGCTCTATAAGGCGACCGCTTAATAGAAGTGCTACAGAGTAAATAAACCTTTGCGGGGGTGCAGGGCGCAGCTTATAGCCCCTGTACCCCTGTTTTAATGAAAGCGAGGTATTTATATATGTTGAGCTTAGAACAGGCTTGTAACATTCTTAGAGTAGACCAGGGCAACAACGACGAACTAATTACAGCCCTTATTAGCGCTATTCCAGACTATATAGAGACTACTACAGGGCTTAAAGTAAGCTACCAGGACGCAGAGCCTATAGTAGAGACGGTAAGCGGCTTTATTCTTACACAATGGTACTTTGCAGACCACGCAGACGACCAGAGCTTAACAAGGACTATTAACAGCTTGCTAAAGGTGCTTAGCGTGAGAGCTAGAAGCTATGAGTAAGTACGGCTTTAAGAACTACGACAACAGCGCTTTTTACAACTCTAAGGCATGGCGCAGGGTAAGCGCTGCTTATATGAGTAGCAAGGCTTATATATGCGAGAGGTGCGGCAAGCCCGCCCAGATATGCCACCATAAAACATGGCTTAACGGCAGCAACGTAAACGACCCTAGCATAGCGCTTAGCTTTGATAACCTAGAAGCGCTTTGTATAGAGTGCCATAACGCAGAGCATGGCTTACAGCATAGCATAACGCTATTTAATGACGACGGCAGCATAGCCAAAGTAAAAGAAAGCCAGGGCACTAAGGATTTTAAGAGGGCGGCAGCCAAAATAGACGAAATGCTAGAACGCCTAGCAAAAACGACCGCCCAGAACGCCCCTAGAAGCGACGAAAACGAAAAAAAGGTATAAAAGTACGTCTAAACACAAAAGGCGCTTAAAACGGCTTTTAGAGGGCTTACAGAGAGGATAGGCGAAAATATGAATTATGTAGAGCCGATTAGAGATAAAACAACGGTACAGGACATAGCAGACTACCTTAAAGAGGTAAGCCCTAAGTATTACATTATGTACATGATAGGAATATACAGCGGGCTAAGAGTATCGGACATACTGAAGCTTAAAGTAAGAGACGTAAGAGACAAAACAGACATAAAGCTAAGGGAAAAGAAGACAGGCAAAGAAAAGCTATTCCCTGTAAACGCAGAGCTTGCAAAGGCTATAGCTGCTTATTGCCAGGATAAGAAAGACTACGACTTTTTAGTACCTAGTGCCAGAATGCGCAACAAAGCCGTAAGCAGAGAATACGCCTACAGAGTAATACACGACGCAGGCTTACACTTTGGGCTTAATAACTTAGGTACGCATACAATGCGTAAGACTTTTGGCTACCATTTCTACTTACAGACTAAAGACATAGTGCTACTTATGCGGATATTCAACCATAACGACCAGAGTAAAACGCTACGCTATATAGGAATAGAGCAAAGCACAATTAACGACGCTATGAAGAAATTTAGCTATAAATAAGGGTGCAACTTCCTACAAATTAAAGGCGTGAACGTAAACATAGTAAACAGGATAATAAAGCCGCTATTTACAAGGCTTTTTAGATAAATGACTAACTTAACACAATGGGCAATAAGTGAACGAGAATAAAGAACCATAACAGACCCAGAGCCAGAAGCGCAGCCGCTTAGCTGCTTTATGCAGTCAACTACAAAAAGGCTTGCTATTCAAGGCTTTAGGGGGTAGGGGGGATAGCAAAAAACGCTAGCCCCGCTAGACCGGCGGGGGTACTCAATTAAACCCCGCTAAGGAAAATTTAAAGAGGGGGTTACTATGTGTACCCAGTAAACAGAGTAATAAGGGGGCGTATATAATGCCTAGAAAGAGCATTAAAGCAGAATATAAGGCAATCTTAGCAAAGATACCAGAAGACAAGCAGCTTATAGGCAGAAAGCTTATAGAAGAGCTTAGCTTTATGGAAAAAACGCTAGCTAGCCTTAAAAGAGAGATAGAAGAAAACGGCGAGCTTGAACACTTCCAACAGGGCAAGCAGGACTTTATACGAGAAAGCCCCGCCCTAAAGGGGTATAACACGACGGTACAGCGCTATAGCGTGATGTACAGGCAGCTTACAGACCTTATAGGCAAGAGCGCAGAAGCAGAGAAAAGCAACGCCGTATATGACTTCTTAAAAGAGGGCTAGCCTATGAAAAACTATGTAGAGCAATACTTAGACGCTATACAGGCGGGCAAGTGCATAGTTTCTAAGAGGTGCAGGCGGCAATATGAAAAGCTTGTAAAGGATATTAAAGAGCCTAGCGGCGGCTACGTCTTCGACCAAAAGAGAGCCGAAAAGCCTATAGCCTTTATAGAACGCTTTTGTAAGCATAGTAAAGGCGAGTGGGCGGGGCAGCCCTTGCGCCTGGAACTATTCCAGAAAGCTTTTATAAGTGCGCTCTTTGGCTTTGTCGATAAGAAGACAGGCTACAGGAAATACAGAGAAACGCTTTTATATGTAGCCCGCAAGAACGGCAAGAGCGTACTACTAAGCGGCATAGCTCTTTATATGCTTATTGCAGACAATGAGCCAGGCGCAGAAGTGTACAGCGTAGCAAGCAAGAAAGACCAGGCTAAAATAATCTTTACCGAAACTTACAACATGGTACGCCAAAGCCCAGACCTTTTACAGGTAGTAACAAAGCGTAAAAGCGACCTGTATTTTAACCTTACCTTTAGCAAGTTTCAGCCTTTAGGAAAGAATAGCGACACGCTAGACGGCTTAAACAGTAGCTTAGTTATCATAGACGAGCTACACAGCATTAAAGACCGTAACTTATACGAGGTTATGAAGCAAAGCCAGAGCGCAAGGCGGCAGCCCTTGCTAGTGATGATAACAACAGCAGGCACTATAAGGGAATGTATTTTTGATGATATGTATAAATACGCTTGCGGCGTATGCGACGGAACTATAGAAGACCCGCACTTTTTACCGATACTTTACGAACTGGACAATAAAGAAGAGTGGCTAGACCCTATGAAGTGGGAAAAGGCTAACCCAGGCTTAAACCATATTAAGAAGCTAGACGACCTTATAAGCAAAGTAGCCAGGGCAAAGCAAAGCCCCAGAGACTTAACGGGCGTATTAGTGAAAGACTTTAATGTTATTCAGACCGTCGCTAGTACATGGCTTACTTTTGACGACGTGAACAATACAGAGACTTTTAGCCTAGACGCTTTTAAGGGCTATTATTGCATAGGCGGCGCAGACCTTAGCAGAAGCGGCGACCTTACAGCGGCTACGCTGCTATTCATGGATAAGCAAGAAAAGCGCTACGTTACGCAGATGTACTTTTTGCCTAAAGATAACTTTGAGCAGAGAGTACACGACGAAAAAATACCCTATGATAAATGGCATGAAGCAGGGCTATTAAGGCTTTGCGAGGGCAACAGCATAAACTACAGCGACGTTACAGCCTGGTTTATGGAAATGGTAGAGAAGTACGACGTTACGCCCGCATGGATTTACTACGACCCTTACAGCGCTGCTTATTGGGTGCAGGAAATGCAAAGCAACGGCTTTAATATGGTTAAGTGCTTCCAGGGCGTTAAAACGCTTAGCTTACCTATGCAGCAACTAGGGCAAGACTTAGCTGCTAAAAAGATAAACTACAATAACAACCCGCTTTTGAAGTGGTGCATTACCAACACAGGCGTTAAAACCGACGTAAACGGCAATATACAGCCTATAAAGGCTACTAGCCCTAAGTACCGCATAGACGGCTTAGCAAGCCTGTTAGACGCTTATGTAGGGCTTTTAGACCACTACAAAGAGTATTTAGAAACCATATAAAGAGAGGTGCAGAGCATGAAAGCTAAGAAAAATCAATACTACTTGAAAGACAAAAAAGCGCAGATTTACAGGAAGACTAGCGAGAGAGACCCAGGGGGGTATAGCTCTATAGAAAAATACTACCCTATAGCCCCTAGCCCTATATGGTGCTATTCGTCGCAGCTAAGCCAGACAGACATATTTATAGCAGCTTCCTACAGCCAGACAGAAACACGCTTTTTTGTATTCAATCATTACAACGGCATAGAAGTATACGACATGATTAAATATAAAAATGCCTGGTATAGAGTTACGAGGGTAGACACAGCAGACGACTACAACGGCGACGTATTCGTATATGTAGAAAATGCTAAGGGCGGGTGGATACCCAAAGACGACGAAATACAACCCTATACGCCTGGAATATGGCAAGAGTAAACAAGGGGCTAGCTCTTTTTATAAACGATAAACAAAGTAATAAAATGTTTACACAATATACTTGAAAAATCATTATAATTGATAATAGTATTTTATAAGAAAGCGAGGGCGGCTATATGACTTTTTGCGACTTAACCAAAGAAAAACAAGAAATCATTAAAGACGACTACAACCAGAGAAACAGCGAAAACAAAAGCTTAGAAGAAATAGCAGAAATATATAAAAACTGCTTTTTCATCTATAGCGGAAAAGAGGGGGCTACAACATGAAAATACTTGCTTTTGTCAATCAAAAAGGCGGCGTAGCAAAGACAACTAGCGCCCTTAACATAGGTGCAGCCTTAGCTATTGAGGGCAAAAGGGTACTTTTAGTAGACCTAGACCCGCAAGGCAGCCTTAGCAAGTGCGCAGGCTTTAGAGACTTAGACGACGACTTAACTACTTATGAAGTGATTAAGGACGGCGCAGACATCAACCAGGCAATTAAGACTAAAGAGGGCGTAGCCGCCTACGACGTGCTACCTACAGATATACGCATGAGCGGCGCAGAAATTCAGCTTATTAGCGTACCAGGCAGAGACACGCTTTTAAGGGAAGCCCTAGAGGGGTTAGAAACGCCCTACGACTACGTTTTAATTGACTGTAGCCCTAGCCTTAATATATTAACGCTTATGGCGCTTACAGCAGCTAATAGCGTTATTATCCCTGTAGCAGCGCAGTATATGCCGCTTGACGGTATGGCGCAGCTTTTGCCTACTGTAGAGCTTGTAAAGAAAAGACTTAACAAGGGCTTAGACGTAGGCGGCGTTATTGTTACTATGTACGACAGTAGGCGCAGCCTAGATAAGGAAATTATAGAAGCCGTTAAAGCTAAGTTTCCTACAGAGACGTTTAGAACGGTAGTACGAAACAATAGCAAGCTAGCAGAAGCGCCCACTTATGGAAAAGATATTTTTGAGTATGCACCAAAGAGCAACGGCGCAGAAGCTTACAGAGCAATAGCTAAAGAAATCATTGAAAGAGAGGGCTAAAAAATGGCAAAAAAGTACAGTTTAGAAAATAACCCGCTTTTTACTCCAGAACAGGAAGAAGAAATTAAGCGCCAGGAAGCGCCTAACAGGGGCAGACCCAAGAAAGACAATATTATTAGAGAGGGCTCACAAGCAGGGCTTACAGAAGACTTTACAAGAGCTACTTTTATTGTAAATGTAGACCTTTTGGAAGAAGTAAAGAACTACGCTTATACAGAGCGCCTTAGCATGAAAGACGCAGTAAACAAGCTGCTTAGCGACAGCTTAGAAGCTTATAAAAAGGACGGCGGAACCCTTTTAGACCGCAAAGGGGGTAAAGCATGATAAAAATAGATGATATTGAGATTTACGACGTTAAAGAGTGTGCAGAGATTTTACACGTACACCCGCAAACCGTAAGAAACTACCTTAGACAAGGCAAGCTTAGAGGGCAAAAGGTAGGCGCTAAGCAATATGTTACAGCAGAGACTATAAAAGAGCTGCTAAAAGGGGGAACTACTAAAAAATGATAGTTACTTATACCACAGCAGAAAAGAAGAAAATACAAGCGCTAGAAGAAAAATACGAAAAGCTTATAGCAGATTGTGAAGCCGAAATAGACCGCCTTAGAGAAGACGACCTAGACCCAGACGGAAGCATAGAAGACAGCATAAACGCTAAGCGCTTGCCAGAGCCTATAGAGCTACGCCCTACACCTGTAGAATATACAAAAGACGACCGCCCTATATACGAAGAAAAAGCGCTAAAAGCTTACTATTCTACGCCAGAGTATCAAGCTTATAAAAAGGCTAACGACGAAGCAAACGCCGAAATTGATAGAATTTTTACAGAATGGGAAGCGGCAGGCAGCGACGCATGGAAAGCCGCCCGCAAAAGGCACTTAGAGCTTATAGACGAACTAAACGCAGAAAGAAAGAAGCTTTATAGCCAATTTGAAAAGCGCCAGTTTAGCGAACTAAAAGCAGACCCAGACAAGATAATAGCCGACGCTAAGAAACAAATAGAGCTGCTTATAAAAAACCGCTACGAAGACGCAAAACAGCACCAGGAAGCGGGCGAAATATTCAGCATTTATTATTTAAGGGTAGACGGTGAACGCCTTTGTATTGATAGCGAAAAGCTTATAGAAGATAGCCAGAGCCTTTTACATTTACATTATGACTTTTTTAAGGACGACCCAAAAGCAACTAGCACAATAAGGGCTATTGTACTGGAAGCTATAGCAAGTAGCCCTTATACAGGAACTAAAGGCAGACTAGGCGCTATGGTAAATGAGGGGCTAGACCCTGGAACAGAAAGCGCAAAGCCCTTTATACACAAAGGCGACAATATACCTACAAAAGCCCCTAAACAATGGCTTACGCCTGTAGACAAGGTAAGCAATATAGCTTTTGACGGTGAGGGAACTTTATATAATAAAAAGTTAGTAGGCGTAGACATAAGCAGCCGTAAAACAAAAAAGGAAATTTTAAGCATGGTGAGCTTAGACTTGAGTGACAAGTCCATACAGATAAGCGGCAGAAAAGAGCTTACCCCTTATGACAGAGAAGTACACGACGCTTTAGTTACTCTTTATATCGACGGTGAAAACGAGTATATAACGCCCCAAATGATTTACAGGGCTATGACAGGAAATCCAGAAGCTAAACTAATGCCAAAGCAGCAAGAAGCTATTAGCAATAGTCTTAATAAGCTAATGTATAGCCGCCTTATCATCAAGGCTAGTAAAGAAGAGTGTAAAGCTTATGGCTTTGACAAGTTTACTTATGAGGGTACAGTCATACAAGGCGAAAAGGTTACAGCAACCCTTAACGGCGTAGTTTTAGAAGTTTATCACTTATTAAAGCAGCCTGTATTATACACTTACGCAGGAAAGAAAAACCAGATAGGCAGGCTAGATATAAAACTTCTTAACAGCCCTGTAAATAAGAACGAAGAAAATATAATGCTACAAAGCTACTTGTACAGGCGTATTCTTGCTATTAAAGGAAGTGGGAAGCTTACCCCTACAATAGTTTACGATACCATTTATAAGCAGCTAAACATACAGGCAGCAAGCGACGGCGCACTTAGAAAGAAAAAGCTTAAAGTGCGCAATACGGTAAAGAGAATTTTAGACTACTGGAAAGAGCAAGGCTTTATAAAAGGCTATTCAGAGAACAGCCGCAAAACGGAAATAGTAAGCGTTACTATTCGCTACTAAAAACAAAAACGACCACGTAGAGAAAGTGGTAACGGTACGTAGAGAAAGTGGTAACGACCACGTAGAGAAAATGGTAACGATACGTAGAGAAAGCGGTAACGCTTGAAAGACCGAAAAAGGCAGATAAAGCCAGTAAAATAGGGGCTTTTTGGAAGAGCGAAAAAAACGTATAAGCTTTATAAGCATTATAAGCTTAGTAGCAGGCTAAGCGGCTTGCTTTACAGCAGCCGCCCGCCTGTATAAAATCCCAGAAAAGGCGACTATAGAAGCCTAAAAGAAAGAGGGCTTAAAAATATATGATAGATGAATACAAACTAGAAGAGCTAAAAGGCGGGCTTACGTCTTATGTGCAGAGCATAACGCAGCCAGACCGCAAAGCAGGGCATAATATGTATAAATGCCCTTTATGCGGAAGCGGCACGCATGGCGGCAGAAACAGCAACGGCGCTTTTAGCATAACTAAGGACGGTAAAGCCTGGAAGTGCTTTAGCTGCAACCAGGGCGGCGACATATTCACGCTTATAGGCTTGCACGAGGGGCTTACAGAATTTAGGGCGCAGGCGCAGAGGGCGGCAGAAATAAGCGGTATTACTCTGTTTACAGAATATACAGAGTATACACAAAAACCAAAAGAAACAAAGAACGCTGATGTTATGGAAGTTACAAAGAATACAGAGAAATACAAGGAATATATAGCCGCTTGCCAGGGCGCAGCCGATAAGACAGACTACTTTACAAGCAGGGGCTTTAGCGCAGACATAGTAAAGCGCTTTGGCTTAGGTTATGACGCTAGCCAGGGCGTTATAGTGATACCATACGACACGACAGGCAGCTATTACATAACCAGAAGCACTACAGGCAAGCAATTTAGGAAGCCTAAGAGCGACGACGCAGGCGTAGAGCCTGTATATAACAGAGCTGCTTTATATGACGCTTCTAAGCCTTGCTTTGTATGTGAAAGCCCTATAGACGCTATAAGCCTTATTGTAGCAGGGGGCGGGGCTTGCGGCGCAGTAGCTTTAGGCGGTACAGGCAGCCAGAAGCTTATAGAGCAAGTAAAGGCTAAAGCTCCTACTACTATGCTTATATTAAGCTTTGATAATGACGACGCAGGCGCAAAAGCCACAGCTACGACAGCCGAAGACCTAAAGGCGCTTAATATTCCATTTTTAACGGCAGCTTACAGCCTGGAAGCCTACGAGGGCGACAAAAAAGACGCTAACGACCTTTTGAGGGCTAACAGGACGCAGCTTGAAGCAGATATAAAGAGAAACATAGAAGAAATAGAGCGCCTAGCCAATGCAGAGAAAGCCGCCCGCCTGGAAGCGCACAACGCCCAGAGCGCAGCCGAACGGCTAAAAGACTTTGCTAAAGGCGTATTTAATGGCTTTTATATTCCTACAGGCTTTAGCGAACTAGATAAAGAGCTAGACGGCGGCTTTTATCCTGGTTTATATATCTTAGGCGCTATAAGCTCTTTAGGCAAAACAACGCTACTTTTACAGATAGCAGACCAGATAGCGCAGGGCGGCAGAGATGTACTTTATTTTAGCCTGGAAATGGCAGCTAGTGAGCTTATGAGCAAGTCAATAAGCAGACATACTTATAAGCTATGCCAGGGCGATAAGCGCAACGCAAAGACCGCCAGGGGCATTACAACGGCTAGCCGATACCAGAGCTACAGCCAGACAGAAAAGCAGCTTATAAAGGACGCTACAGACGCTTACAGCGCTTACGCTAGCCACCTTTACATATATGAGGGCATAGGCAATATAGGCGTAGAACAGATAAAGCAGCAAGTAATAGAGCATATAGAGCTTACAGGCAATACGCCTTTAATATTCATTGACTACTTGCAGATACTGGCGCCCTACGATATGAGAGCTAGCGACAAACAGAACACAGACAAAGCCGTATTAGAGCTTAAACGCCTTAGCAGAGACTTTAACACAACCGTAATAGGCATAAGCAGCTTTAACAGAGATAACTACAGCACAGAAGTAAATATGGCAGCCTTTAAGGAAAGCGGCGCTATAGAGTATGGCAGCGACGTACTTATAGCCCTACAGCCGCAAGGCATGAAGCCAGGATATACAGCTAACGAGCAAAAAGAAAATGCTAAGCTTGTAAAGAAATGCAAAGCTAGCGAAGAGCGCAGCGTAGAAGCCGTAATACTCAAAAACAGAAACGGCAGAACAGGCGGCAAGGTAGGCTTTAGCTACTATTCGCTCTTTAATTGCTTTGAACAAGACTACGGCTTTACAGCCCTGGAAGAAGACGACGACAACCCATTTACAAACGACGAAGACAGCGGCAAAAGAGTATAAACATAATAACCTAGATATACAGGGGCTTACTTTTTATACAAGGTAAGCCCTGGGTCGAATAAATGCGCGTTTTAATTGGGGTACTCTTTGCCGAGGGGGGGAGTGCAACGTTGATATTTCTTCGTGCGCGCGTAGGATTTTTAACAAACGAGGTGAGCGGATGAGAAAGACAGAATTGAAAGAATCATTGCATAAGCAGTTAAGAGACAAGGGCGCGGACCTTTCACACTTCCGAGATCTGATCGATGACTATGTTTTGCTTTGGGAAACCAAGAACGAACTCGCAAAAGATATCAAAAAGCGAGGCGTAACATATGTCGATTTGTCGTCGGTTGGCGTCGAGATGCAAAAAAATAATCCATCGGTGAAAGAGATCGTCATGGTCAACAGGCAGATGATGTCAATTTTGAAAGAACTGGGAATCACGACGGCGGGGATCGTGAAACATGAAGACACCGAAGAGATGTAAAGATTATCATCCGTTTATTGACCAATATATTGACGGCATTTATTCCGGAGAGATTGCATCAGACAAAGACATCAAGGCGGCAATGTCGCTGATTGAGTCGAAACTAAACGATGACGATGTTTTTATAGACGCACAAAAAATCGAAAAAGCTTGCGGGCTATATACCCTATAACAGCTACTAGCGTAAGTATTCTAAGCGACGCTGCTAATAATCTGTATTGCGGCTTTGTGCTTAAAAGCGGCAAAGAAGTAATTTTACCTTATGCCGATGTAATCCACTTGCGCAGGTACTTTAACGACGACGACGTACTAGGCGCAGATAATAGCGCTATACTTCCAGGGCTAGAGCTAGCGCAGACCCAGAACGAGGGAATTATAAACGGCATTAAGGCGGGCGCTTCCATAAGGGGCATTTTAAGCTTTACGCAGATTATGAGCGCTAGCAAGCTAAAGGAAGAAAAAGAAGCCTTTGTAGCCGATTATTTGAGCATGGAAAACGGCGCAGGCGTAGTAGCTACAGACCAAAAAATGAGCTATCAGCCTATAGAAAGTAAGCCAGTTATCTTAAATGCAGACCAGGCTAAAGAGGTAAAAAGCAAAATTTACGACTACTTAGGCATTACAGAGCCTATAGTAAATAGCTCTTATACAGAAGACCAATACAGCGCCTTTTATGAGAGTACGCTAGAGCCTGTAGCAACGGCGCTAAGCCAGGAATTTACAGCAAAGCTTTTTAATGAGCGTGAACAGGCTTACGGCAATAGCGTAATTTTTGAAAGCGGGCGCTTACAGTTTACAAGCAACAAAACCAAAGTAGACCTTATAGCGCAGCTTATGCCTATGGGCTTGCTTACCATTAACCAGGCTTTAGAAATACTTAACTTGCCTAGCGTTAAGGACGGCGACAAGCGGCTACAGGCGCTTAACATGATAGACCAGAGCCAGGCGGCGCAGTACCAGGCAAAGGGGGCGCAGCATGACACAGAGTAAAAGAGTATTAGACTATATGCGGCAATACGGCAGCATAACCACTTTAGAAGCCTTTAGAGACTTAGGCATAACAAGGCTTAGCGGGGTTATTTTCGACCTTAGAAAAAGCTATGTTATCAACTCTAAAACAGAGCAGAGCCGCAACAGATACGGCGAAAAGACAAGCTACAGCCGTTACTACTTAGAAGAGGGGGCTAGAGCATGAAAGAAACACGCATAACGGAAATACGAGCGGCAGAGCCGACGGCAGACGGCGCAAAAGCTCTTATTTTAAGTGGGCGACCGATAGTATACGATACGCCCACAACTATTAACGACCTTAGCGGCAGCTATACGGAAGTTATTAAAAGGGGCGCTTTGGACGGTGCAGACCTTAGCGACGTGAGACTAATTTACAATCACGACAATAACAAAGTACCGCTAGCCAGAACGCCTAAGACAATGAGCCTAGAGCTAGACCAGGCAGGGCTAACCTTTACGGCGACATTGCCAGACACAGCAAGCGCTAAAGAAATCTATGAAGCCGTTAAAAGGGGCGACCTGGACGGAATGAGCTTTGCTTTTACTGTACCAGACGGCGGCGACAGCTACGACGCAGCCACCAATACGAGGACTATAAACAGAATAGCCAAAGTATACGAGTGTAGCGTAGTGCCTTATGCTGCTTACCCTACTACGAGCATAGAAGCCAGAAGCGCAAGAGAGGACGGCTTAAAGAGATATAAGCAGCGGCAGCAAGCTAAAATACTCTTTAACCAGATTATGAGAGAGGGCTAACGCATGGAAGAAAACGAAAAGCCCCGCAAGCTTGAAGAGATTATTAGAGAGCTTGAAGAGGAACTAGGACTAACAGACAGCGCAGAAGCGCAGAAAGACGAGGTATAAATCATGAAATTTAAGACAGTAGCAGAAGCTTTTAACTTCTATCGTAACAAGAGCGTTAAGGAACTGGAAGAGAGAGCGCAGGCTATTAACGCCGATATTGACAGCAACCCTAACGCCGATATTGAAGCTTATAACATTGAGCTTAAAGGCATTAAGGAAGCCAAAGAAAACATTGAGCTTAGAAGCTCTAACCAGGGCGCAGGGCTTAACCTGGTAACAGGCAGAGACTTTAAGGGCGAGGAAAAGAAGACCTTTACCGCAGACGACGACGTAGCAGCTACGCCAGAGTACCGCAGCGCCTTTTATAAGACCCTGTTAGGGCAGAAGCTTAGCGACAATGAGCAGGCAGCTTATAACGCCGTCGTAGAGAAGAGAGCGGACGCTTACGACACTAGCACAGACGTAGCGCTTGCTATTCCTACTAATACCCTTAACCAGGTTATTAAGAAAGCACGCACTATGGGCGGTTTGCTTGCAGAAGCTAGAGCCTTTGCAATGCCTACAAAAATTAGTATTC